AACGAGTGGGGGTTGCATAAATGGTGGTGGATATATACTCGAAATTTTTCGTTCAAATTATCTATCGCGGCAAGTCTATCTGCCTAGAATATGACGACGCTGCAGACTATGTAGAGGCAGTGGAGGCAGAGCCGGAAAGGTGGGAAGAATTGGCAGAGATTGCGTTTAACAATTCAGAGGAAGCTAAGCAATGATTGAAAGGTTAATTATGGGAGCTATAGTCGCAGTGTTAATGATTGCACTGTATATCACTAAGCCAGAACAAAGCGAGCCAGAACGCCAGCGCGAGCAGTATTGCGAAATGGTCGACGCATGGCATGACACGGATGGTGAAGCCGGTTGGCCACCTTATAACGGGGAGTGCGAATAATGCCTAGAGTACTGCTAGCGTTATTGCTTATATTTTACATGGACTTTTTTCCCGAAGATTGGCGCATATTGCTGGGTTTTCTCTGCATATGGCTAATGTTTTCGGGAATCTTTAAAGAGAACAGAAAAGAGAGCGAGTTAAATGACTATCTATAGAATCACGCTAATGATACCTAGCGAAGTTTACTTAGATGCGGGTAACGCCCAACAAGCGGCAGACTTTATGGCATTTTTGCAACAGCACTATGACCGGGTAGAATATCCGATATCGACTAAAAGCGATGACAGGACGGGTAGCGCAGAGGTTAAGGTGTTGGCAATCGAGCCAGCAAGGCCGGATGACGATATACACGAACACAACGCCACCGAAGCTGCTATGCACCAGCCAATGGGGCCACATATCGTCGAGTAAATGCCCCTCAGAGGCTCTGAGAGGCTACACATTGAACGATTACCCATGAAGATGACCCAACATACCGGGTCGAACACTAGAGAGGCTTAGAGATGGATTATTATTACCAGCTATATATCAGCAATCCGGCCACCGGAGCCATGGATCGATTCGTCGTGAGAGATCGTGAAGAGGCTGGACAGCTACAAGCTAAGGCCGAGGAATACGGATATTATGCAAGCGAGCCTGTAGAGTTTTATCCGCTCGACAAGTATTCCGGCTTAGCCAGTGTGTTCCAAAAGTTAGGGGTTAGAGAAAAAGCTTGACAGATAGAAAAAAGTATGATATTTTTTAAGAGAATATTCTTATATATTCTTATATATTCTTATATATTCTTATATACTTTCTATATATTCTGTATATATATTCTGTATATATATTCTGTATATAGTATATATAAAGATAGAAGAGGAAATATTATGAGCAATAGATTTACTTTCTCTGACTCTGACTTGATTGGTCTCGACTCTGACTTAGTAGACTGGGAAGAGATAAAGCGCAGAGTGGACCTATCTATAGATGCGCTTGGAGTCAATGCAGTCAGGGATCACTATTGGACGGCAGTCTGGGCCTTTGAGGACCAGCTTGGAGGTTGCCCCGGAACTGCCGAGGATGCTATAACGCAGCTAATCAATCACGCTATAGAACAGAGGATATAGGAAACATGAACGCACATCTTGACGAAATGCTATTCGAGGCCCATAATAGGGGTACGACTGTTAAACAGGTTCAACGTGAGTTTGAGGGAGATCTTGATATGATTACAGCAGCAGAACACCAGCGCTATGAGGACGATATGGCGGAACTCGACGCTATGCGAGAGGATGAGGTATGGCGAATCGTTGGCGCTATTGAGGACGGAGTGGACAGCTACTGGGACGTATTCGATCACATTTCCGAAGGCAAGACGGACGCTGTTGGGCCGCTTGTGCAAGCAATGGGAGCCTTGATCCGAGCAAAGACGGACGCCGAGCAATTTCACGCATCGACGCTTGTTCGTCACGCTCTGATGGAAGCGGCATACGATTACGCGAACGAAGTTGCTGAAGACACCAGTTTCGATCAGCTTATCGAGAAAAAGCGGGGGGAGATCTAATGCGTTGCAAGGCGTGTGACAAAGAACTCTCTCCGGGAGAGCAAAGGGTAAGACACCCAGTCACGAACGAACCAGAGGACCTGTGCAAGACCTGCAGGGCAGTGTCCGGGCTTCCAGATGATGCTGAGAGGCTCACAGGCGTCGCACACGAAGAGATCATACTTGACGATGGGCGGGTGTACACCAGTGAGTAAATATGCGCTTACAAACCAGCCTTGCCCGTCTTGTGGATCTTCGGATAGTTTGGCTATTCACCACGATGGGACGGGTTGGTGCTTTTCAAACTGTAGATTCTTGAGCAAAGATAGGGTCGGTGGTGCAGAACAACCAAAACGGAGGCAGAACGTGTCATCAGCGTGGAACATAGAGGAAATTGACAGCTATGCCCCAGCGGATTTGTCCAGCAGAGGCATTAACAAAGAGGCTGTCGAGCGTTACGGAGTGCGCCAGCCAGTAAGGCCTGAAAACGGACTGCCTGACAAACAAGCTATCTTTTATCCTGCCGGTGTAGGCATTGGGTGGAAGAAGAAAAACTCTCTGAAAAAGAGCAACATGGAGATTGTTGGGGAGTATAAGGGCCTGTTTGGGCAGTCTGTTTATCCCTCCGGTGGTAAGTTTCTGGTAATTACTGAGGGCGAAGAGGATGCGCTTGCACTGTGGCAGGCACTGAAGGCCAAAGGGAAAGACTACAGCGTTGTTTCACTACCTAACGGGGCATCCTGTGGGGGTGTTGAGAAAAAAGAGGTTTGGGAGTATGTGACTTCGTTTCAGGGGGTTTTGCTTGTATTCGATAATGACGAGCAAGGTAGAGACGCTGTCGAAAAGTTTGCAGACATTTACGCAACGCAGGTAAAGATCAAAGTTGCCCAGCTACCAGACGATTGCTCGGACGCCAATGACTGTGTTTTGCAGGGTAAGCAAGATCAGTTGCTTAGGGCCTGCTTTCAAGCTAGGGAGTACCAGCCAGAACTTGTGATTCCGGGTTCTGACGTCACTCTTGATATGGTGAAAGAGCCTATTAAGCCCGGCACCAAGCTTAAAAGGTTCCCTGCGTTTAGCGATAAGCTAGGCGGTGTAAGAGACGGTGAACTGGGCATCGTTATGGCTCCTCCGGGCGTGGGTAAGTCAACGTGGGTTGCAGAGATTGGCTATGAACTGATTAAGAACGAAGAGAATAAGGTTGCTTGGCTGTTCCTTGAAGAAGATTTAAAGAAAGCTACTCAGAGGCTTATTGCAATCGACAATGATGTTCCCCTGCCGCGTTATCGGCTAGATCCGAGCATCATCCCAGACGAACTAATTGAAGACAGCTACAAGAGGTTGATTAACAATGGTCGGACTTGGTTTATTGATCTTGGTCCTGCTGGGCGTGTTGATGTTGACCGACTAATGCACTTGCTTCGGTACTATCGGAGTCAGGGCGTCACGAAGTTTATCTTTGACCACATTAGTATCTTGTTCAGCCACGATGAGAGGGACAACGAGCGCAAGCTTATTGATAACGTCTTGAGTGAGGTTGCCGCGTTCTGTGCTAGCACTGGCAGCACGATGATCATGGTTGCTCACATTAAGCGGTTCGACCAAAAGGTATACGTCAACGATGAAATTAACGAAGCCAAATGGTTGTACATTGACCCGGCAATGGCCCGTGGCTCAGGTAGCTTTGAGCAGTTAGCTTTCTGGATCGCAGCGCTAGAGCCAGAAAAGACTGAGAATGAAGCCAAAGGCCGTATGCGGATCAACATTAAAAAGAATCGTGAGTGGGGTTTCACAGGACCGTGTGATGCGATTAAGATGGATCAGAACACAGGAAGGTTACAGATAGCAGAGGTACCCGAGTATGACTACTAAACGAATGTACACAATCGACATCGAGACAGACGGATTGCTGGACAAGATGACCACAGTGCATTGTGCAGTGGCTAAAGATTACAAGACTGGCGAGGTGCATACCTTTGGGCCGACAGAGATCGCTAAGTTTCTGGAGTTGATAGACGGCGAAGTAGTTATCGGGCATAACATTATCAACTTTGACATTCCTGCTCTGCATAAGTGGTGTGATATGAATGACCACCTTTACATTGGCATGGTCTATCCTGATGCACAGATGCACATAGACACGCTTGTACTTTCTAGGCTTCTGAATCCCGATAGGGAGCGGCCAGAAGGATTGCCACAGAAGGTAGGGCCGCACAGCCTACAGGCATGGGGGTACAGGGTCGGTATTTATAAGGGTGACTACGGTAAGCAAGAAGCTGCGTTTGACGAGTACAACGAAGACATGCTAGACTATTGTGTACAAGATGTTGAAGTTACTGAGCAGGTCTACAAGCATCTGCTCAAAGAGATGGATTGTTGAGCATGTTTATAGAGCGCTTAATATCCAAGCATCAAAAGCAAAGGGCCATAGAATTAGCGGGAGAAAAGGTTTATAATAGGAGCATGAGAGGCAAGGAAGCAAATTTGGTCGGGGCATACGGAGAGGTTATAGTTTTTGACCACCTTAGATCTATTGGCCTTGAACCTAAGTTTGTCCACAAAACCACGCACGATATAGAAGTTGCTGGGTATACGCTAGATGTTAAAACAAAGGAAAGAACAGTAGAGCCTAAACCGTATTATGATTGCACTGTTCCTGCTTACAATCACAGCCACCAAAGGCCTAATTACTTTGTGTTTGTAAGTTTGCTATCGGACAAAAGCAAAAGTAAAGATAGATTTAGCAAGGGATGGATTTTAGGGAAGATAAATTACGACAGGCTTGAAAAAAGTTGCACAAAGTGGTCAGCAGGAGACATTGATCCTGATAACGGTTGGCAAGTGACCATTGATTGCTATAATATATCTGCAAGTAACTTAACACCGGTCAAACTGAGCAATAACGATGAAAGTAAACTGGAAAAAGCCAGCTAGGATTGAGCATAAGGTCGCGGAGATTATTGCGCGTCAGGAACGTGCTGGCTGGCCTTTCCGTATTGACCAAGCTAAGGCTTACGTTGAGCAGCTAGACGCTGAGGCTGCTGAGATATACGAGCAGATCAAGGCAACCATGGGCTACTATTACGAGCGCAAGAGCGAAGTGAATGCACCTTTCAAGAAAGATGGAAGCTTGACGAAGCTGGCAGAAGAATACGGTGACGTTGTAGGGCCTTTTACACGCATCGAGTGGCAGCCTATAGAGTTAACCCAGCACCAAAAGGTAGCGCAGCGTCTGGTGCAGCTAGGGTGGGTGCCTACTCAGTATAGCAGCACAGGCATTCCTAAGATAAAGCCTGACGGGGAGCCTTGTCCTAATTTTGAGAGGATGGAGCAGTCAGACATCCGGCATACGCTGGCACACTATACAAAGCTGACTCACCGCAGCAACCAGATTAAAGGTTGGATTGAGAATTGTAGGCCAGACGGGCGTGTACCTGCCTGCGCTAATCCGAACGGCACAAACACCGGGCGCATGACTCACAAAGTCGTTGCTAACGTACCTAAGGCCAGTCCTGACGTATTCTTTGGAGAGGAGATGCGGAGCCTGTTCACCCACCGTGGCAAAGGCTATAAACTAGTGGGTTTTGACGCAGAAGGGCTAGAGTTGCGTATTGCAGCGCATTACATTAACAGCGAGGCTTTTACAGATGCGCTTATCAATGGTGATAAATCCAAAGGAACTGATCCACACACGAGAGTTCTGGACGCTTGTCGGCCATTCGGTGTGGAGACACGAGATGAGGCAAAGTCTTGTGTCTATTCTACTGTGTATGGCGCTAGTGCTAGCAAGGTTGCGACAACGCTTAATTTGCCTGAAGCCAGAGGAAAGTCCATCATTGAGGCCGTGGAGTCGGTATTTCCGGGCATCTCTACTCTAAAGCCGAATGTAGAGAAAGCGGCAGGGCGAGGATACCTGATTGGGCTTGATGGCCGTAAGATTTGGATGCGCCGTGATAGCGACGGGCGTATCATGAAGCACAAGGCGATGAACTATTTATTCCAAAGCGGTGGGGGCATAGCTATGAAGGTTGTGCTGTGCTTTATAGACAAGAAAGTTAAAGAGGAAGGACTCGATGTTACTTTTGTAGGAAATATTCACGATGAAGTGCAATCAGAGGTTGCAGAACACCACATAATGGGTTATACTAGGTGTGTAGAGTGGGCATTTGACCAGACCACAGAGTTTTTAGGCCTCAGGTGTCCGCTTGCTGGAGAGGTAAAATCAGGAGACACTTGGGCAGAAACACATTGAGGCATATAATGGAAGATTGGATTTTTGACTTAGAGAGCGGTGATCTGGGATATACAATCACTATCACTGACCACCTTACGGAACGATACATTGAGGCACCTGTCAGAGAGGAGGAGTGGACTGAAGTACTAAAGGTATTTATTGATATGTTAAACGGACTAGGGTTTATTATCGACCCTGTTAAAGCAGAATCAGTGATTCAAGAGATTTCTAAGAGGAACATCAAATGAGCAAGCAGATCGTAGAAGGTGTTATTGAGAACGTGTATGTCAAGGAGCTTGATGCACCTGATGATTACGGTAATCAGTATGCCATTACTGTGAAGATCGGCGGCAACTTGTACGGCATGGGCCGCAAGAAAAAGCCTTCTGCCAACGTCAAGTACAATGGCAACTGGCACCAGATCTCAGAGGGAGACGTTGTCGAGGCAGTTTGTGAGGTTGTAGAGCGCAATGGGCGTACTTATAACAACATCAAGGCCTCGGAGGTTACTGTAAAACAAGTCGGAGGTGGATCAAGTGGAGGTGCTGCTGGTAATAATCTTGGCTCTGGGGGCGGTACTAGCGCTCGTGGCGGTGCAGCAGTGAGCACTAACGACGACCGGCAGGTCACAATCATGTGGCAGTCTGCTATGGGCTATGCGGCACAGGTTGTGGCAGGCACTCTGACCAGTAAAAGCGATCTTGATCAGGCAGCAGCGGACGTTGTGCGCCTTGCCAACGAGTACTTCCTGCCCTTCGCGCAGTATGGCGTCACAGAGGACGAGACGCGCAAGGCAGAGGAGCAAGAGCTTAAATACCAGCAAGCCTCGCAAGCTGAGGACGATAACGGAGAGTTTAACGACGAAATTCCGTTCTAAGGTGTACCAGCCCCGGTAGCTCAATGGATAGAGCATCGGCCTTCTAAGCCGAGGGTTGCAGGTTCGAGTCCTGCTCGGGGCGCCAACTTCTAAGTAATACTTATGAGTAAGACAAAGCGAAAGAACCCAGACTGGGTTACTCCAGAAGAAAAGGCCGCTAAAAAACTTGGCGGCCCTTCTAGGAAAAAGCAGAAACAGCAATTTTTAAAGGATGAAGTCGATGAGTACCTTGGCAGTTATAGACGCTGACAGCATCGTATACGCAGCCGCCTTCGCCGCCCAAGACTGGGCTATTTTTGATGAAAACGGCAACATGTGCAACGTGTATGACAGTAAAAGCGATGCTAAACAGGCAGCTATCCACGCTGGAGATGTTGTTGAGCCTCAGCCACGTTCTGATGACGATGCCAAGGAAAATGCAGACTCTATCATAGACAGCATTATTGTCGATGTTAATCCAGACCAGCTACAGGTTTGGCTAACGCACCCAGACTCTTCTGCTAACTTTCGCAAGACTGTTGATCCAAACTACAAAGAAAACCGTAGAAACTTTGTCAAGCCGTATCACTTTAAAACTGTTCGCCAGCACCTGCTAGATAGCTGGGATGCAGAGGTAAGCAAAGAGGGCTGGGAGGCAGATGACGAAGTGGCGGCTATAGGCTGGCAGAGCCATGAGCAAGGCAACATTGTAATCTGTTCTATTGATAAAGACTTAGACACCGTGCCGGG